TGATGGCGTAGTTGATGCCGTCTTGCTCGGAAACACTCAACACGCGCCACGTTGACGCCTGAAGCGTTGGGCTTTCCAGCATCCAAATGCTGTTGGCGGCAGGTGCTGCGCTGTACGCCGATTGCACGGTGATTACACCGTCAGCGACAGTGGAAACTTCGCGCTGCTCCACCGTGCCATCAGGCAGAAGCACACTCAAAATTGAACCGCCAGCAAAGCTGAGGTCTGTGTTTGCCGTGTCGTCAACCGTTACGGTGGTGGCAGTTGCTGCGTTGATGCGACCCGCACGACGGGAACCAGCCTTAACTGGATCGGCAATCAGAATGATTTGACCGGGGCGGACTTGCTGACCCGCTTCCAAGCTCGATGCAAAGCTGACAATCTCCTTCTCAAAGCGCTCCGCATAGATAAGCCAGCGCCCGATTCGATTTGCCTGCCCGCGACTGGTGCAAGCAAAGGCGCTGATTTCTGTACGGACAACGCCGTATTTATTAATCGCCTCAACGTCTTCCACCACCTCAAAAGCAGTGTCCCGTAAGGTCAGGTCTAAATAGCTGACGACTGCAACATTGGGGCGAGTCTTGAGGCTGCCGCCCGTATAGCTGAACCCTTCGGGGGTGACGTTGGCGTTGGTGAACAGGAACGCTGGGTCTTCTGGGCGATCCTGGGCGATGGTCATGCTGCCGCTGCTCCAGAAGCCTTGGCAGCGCATTACGGACAGCAGATCGTTAATCAGCTTGTACGCTTCCTCGGCAGTTTGGATTGTGGTGTTGCAGGAGAATCGAGCCTCCGTACCACCAAAACCGTCATCGACCAGCGTGTTGGCGTACTTACTAGCGGCAAAGAATGCCCACTTATCAAGTTGCGCTGTATTGATATGATCGCCTAATCCAAAGCGAGAGCTGGTCAGCAGGTCATAAAGCACAAAGGCTGGACACGCACACCAAGTCGCAGCCTGGAACGTGCCATCCCAAACAAAATTGGTGGGGTAAATAATCCGCCCAGTATTGGAATCAACGGTGACGCCAGATGGGATTTGAACCTTGACGCCTTTGACGAGGTAACTGCGCGAGGGGATGCTGCTGAACTGTTCGGCGTCAATCCGCAGACCAACTAGGGCGCTGTTGGGGTAAGCCAGTTTTGCCCAGATGATTTCGGTGTAGCTGGACCACGAAAACGCATTTGCTACCAGCCCTGACGTGCTGTCATCCGTGATCCGGGTAACTTTGATCTCTACCGAATCGCTGGGATTAGGACGTGCCAGCTCAATCAAATAATCCTTGCGGTACTCGTCTGCAGTGCGCCCGGTAATCGTGTCCGAAACAACGGTTGTGAAACCGCCAGACGCATATTGAATTGCAATCTCTAGGGCGACGCTGGTGCCAAGCGTGTCCCCGGTGCCAGCATCAATGACCTGCAGCGACGGGATTGCAATGGTGACGCGGACAGCATCAACATCAACGTCAGTAATGCTTCGGGTGACCGGAACGTCCTTGACAACAGTGATGCCGACGGGTTTTTCGTCTTCAACGCCGGGCGTAAAAGGGATGTGCTCTTGGTTCTGTGTGCCAGTACGTGTATAAATCTCAACGTCTTCAAAGTTGTAGGTGCCGTTTGCGTTTTGCAGCGGCGTGTTGTTGAGGTAGATGGACTTCAAGCCATCAGCTAATCCCTCGATTTCGCCTTCGGAAATCAGGTCAATGACGTTGGCATATTGCCTTGAGTCAAGGCTGTCGGGTGTTGTTTGAGGTGTGCGCGAGCTACCGCCACCGCCGCCTTTGCCGCCGCCACCACCTGCACCAGTAATTGCGGTCATGCTTTCACCTGCACCGTGTCAACACCAGCAGAGATGACAACGCTGCCAGTCAGAGTTTTACCGTAGACGACTGGAACAGGTACGCCTTGGCGGCTGGTTTGCTGGATGCCGCTGAAGCTGTATGACTTGCGTGGGTCGTTTTGGGTGTCTACACCTTGAGCAACTTTTGGGACGGGGCTAAGCAGCTGCGCGACGCCGCCTAAGACAAGAAATGCGCCGACAGAGGCGATAGCACTTGCAGCCCCTGCCCCAAGAGTAAATCCAGCTGCAGTCAACGCCCCACCACCAGCTCCTTTGATCCCAAGAACTGCAGCCCCTGCTGGTGCCAACAAGATCGCGCCCGCGATCAGTGCAACCCCAAGCAAAATCTTTCCCGTCGCACCTCCCGCACCAACAACAACCGGCACAATCCTGACCTCTTCCTGACCTGCCGGGTAATGCAGCTCATCTAACGACAAGTCAAAATTGCCCGTGCTCACGCGGTAGTGCTGGTCCGCCATGTGCTGTTCCACGCCAGGGAAATTGGCGACCAGAAAACGCACCGCTTCAGCAGCCGTTGCAATATCTGCCTGCAGAACGCGCCTGCCGATAAACTCCGCCAACGGTCCGTAGAGCTTGATCTTACGGAGCATGGCGCAACCTCCTTCCCGTGCATTTTAGATACTGCCCGCCATATAAGTCACGGCTAGACAGGCGACTTTGTAGGTGGTGCAAAATCATCCCATCGCCCAGATAGACCGCACAGTGATTCAAGCCAGGCGATCCAATCGACATCAGTAGCAGGTCGCCACGTTCCAAAGGCTCATCTTCCGATAAACAGTGAAAGCCAGTCGCTGCCCAGCAACCTTCAAACATTGGTGCGGCTAAAAACTGCTCAGGATTTGCAGGGCGGTCCCAATCCCGCATTTGGATGTCGTTTTCGGCGTACCAGTCACGCGCCAACGTCCAGCAATCCTGCACTGCCCACACCCATTGGCGACCAATCAAAGGTGCCTTGTAACCGCATGGGATGTACTCGCCCCAGGCTTGGGTTTTGGGGTTGACGATATACCAGGGCAAGCCGAGTTTTTCGGCGGCAACCTTGTCGGCTTCACTTGCGGCTGCTGGTGTGATCGGATGGCTGTGGACGATGGCTGTAATCTCACCAGCGTCTTCTGCGTCGGCGTAATCCTCAGGCGACAGGACAAACATCTGCTCGGGATGTGTTGCAAGATTGGCGCACGGCCAAAACTTCTCGCGCCCTTTGACAATGACCAAAACCCCGCAAATTTCCTTGGGGTCATGCTGCTGCGCGTAAGCCAGTGCGGTATCGCGCCAGGTCATGCAAAGAATGTGCCGATGCCTGGGAAGCCGCCGTGGGGCAGTCTGTTGTTATCGCCAAAACGTGCTTTGCAGCTGTCAACCTGTTTGCCGCAAACGTCTTCGCTCGCGTTGCCAACAGGGTTGTTGTTCACGTCAAAGTAGTTCGAGCCGGTGTAGCTGCATTCCGCAGAGCGATACACCCACTGGCAACGAGTCACGCATTGACGCTTGGGTGCTCGTACACCAGCGAGGTCAAATACGCTGGCAAGCTCGAACTCGATGATGTCTCGGGTTTCGGCTGACTTGCGGTCAACGTAGTAAATCTCGCGTGGAAACTCGCTGTATGGATCCGCAGTTGCCTCACCATCTAGGTATCTACCTAGTGTTCTAATTCGCGTAACCTTGGCACCCTCCAAGCCGTCGGGCAGCGTCAAAATTAACGCCGTTAACGTGCCTAAAGCATTCGATGCCCGAAGCGTTGGACGCGGCAAACTGCCCTGACCGTTCCACTCAAAACCGTCCGCTTCGATCGGAATGGCTTGATAATCCTGCCCCGCCCAGGTGATGTCGGTTAGGGATTGATCCACCCCAGAGTGGAAGTAATACGTTTGATCGACGCCGTGCTGGGCAGCGTTTAGCTCCAGCTGGAACAGCTCAACAATCGCACCGGGGGCAATCTCCTGTAGCTGGGATGTAAGGTCCGCCTCGCTGTCGCTGATCGTGTAACCAGCGTCCCAGTAGCCAGTTACGACGTAAGCCATGCGTTAAGCAATCACTGCTTTGATGACGGCAAAACCGATAACGATTGCTTCAGACAAAGAACCGCCAGTGACGTTGCGGACGTTGATGCTCGCAGAACCTGCAGCAGCTTGAGCGTTGAGCAGATAGGAGCCAGCCGTGCCACCGCTGACGTGGTTCAGCACCAGCACGTCGGTTGCCGCGATTGTGCTGTTGGTCAGCGTAAAACTGACGGTCGTGTCAGCCGCGAGTGC